TTAAAGAATGGAATAGTGGAAAACAAGCATCCCAAGAACTAAACTTAAATTATACAGCTATAAATAATTGTTGTAGAAATAATGCTAAAAATATTTCTCGTCAAAGAGATAAAAATAAATTTGGAAAATACACCTCTCAGTCGTATATTTGGGAATATAAGTAATATGAAGAAATTCATAATGTTCTTTATAGTGTGGATAGCTAGTAATTTGTCTATACCGTTTTGGGCAGTAGGACATATTCACTTAACTATGAACGTTTATAAGGACATTTATGAAATATTAGCTTCAGTTGGTATGAATATTTTAGTAGCAACTGGATTTTGGATTGAATGGAAAAAACATAAAAAAGAAAACTATGAGCAATAAACAACAAATGAATGTCAATATTGACATTAAAAACACTAAAGCAATCACATCACCGGAAGGCAATCAAGTATTTTCCGAAGGAGTTATTCTACGTAAAGTATCTCGTTTTATATCAGGTACATCAGAAGATGGAGTTATTCCAGTACCTGTATTTTATGATGTAGTTACAGGAAAAGTATTAGTAGAATTGCTTCCTAAAGAATTAAGGGATGAATTTGAAGGTAGTTCAACAGACCATTCAATGGATTAATAAATGACAATATTTGATTGGCTTAAAGAGATAACAACAACGAAATCAGCTTGGTCTTCTTTTACAGAAGACCAGCAAAATTCGTTCAATTCTTACATGGTTCATCGATTTGTTAGTATGTATGAGGAGTATACTGAGGTTGCGAATTATGGCCAAAGGATACCATATCCCGAAAAAGAAAAAACCTATAAATACTACTGCCATATGTTACCTAAAAAGAATGTCTTCCTTAAGTACGTGAAAAGTTCACGTAAAAAATCAAACGAACAATTGTTACAACACATTGCTAATCACTTTACAGTATCATTGGGTGAGGCAGAGGAATACATTGAGTTATTAAAAAAAGCCGGAGTAGAACAAATCCTTGAAAAATCAGGGGTTGACGAAAAGGAAATAAAGAAGTTATTAAAAGAAGTTAAATGACAAAAAACAGCGATTTAGGAGTTGTAGGGAAACACCCAGAAACAAGAACAGTTATTAAAACAGACACAGTAGTAGATTCTATTGTTGATAGTTTTATCTCAAGAGCAGCTCAAGGTAAAGCCAAGTATGGACAAACTCTTGATAGACAAGATTTATCAGTACTAGACTGGATTAATCATGCTCAACAAGAACTTCAAGATGGTATTTTATATCTTGAGAAATTAAAGCAAACCTTAGGTGGCTAAAAAGAAAAAAATACCTGCTATTGTAAAACAAATACAAAAGCAACCTGTCAAGGAAGTTAACTATGCGTTTCATAAATCGATCTCGTATAGTCAACTTTCTATGTATACTAACTGTCCACGTAAATGGGCTTTACAGTATAGAGACGGTCACTACACGTCTGAGTCATCGATTCACATGACGTTTGGTACAGCGTTGCACGAAACCTTACAACACTATATAACAACTATATACGAGGTAAGTGGTGCCGAGGCAGATAGAATTGATTTAGAGGCTTATTTTGAGGAACGTTTTAGAGAAACATACTTAAAAGATTATAAGTCAAATAAAAAAGTACACTTTAGTGATCCAGCCCAAATGAAGGAATTTTATGAAGATGGACTTGAAATTATTAAAGTTGTAAAGAAAAACAGAGGTAGCCATTTTGGTAAAAGAGGATGGTATTTAATAGGCTGTGAAGTACCTATTATTTTAACTCCATTACCTGAGTTTAATAATGTTTTATATAAAGGTTATTTAGATGTTGTTTTATACCATGAACCAACTAATAGTTTTAAAATCCTAGATATTAAAACATCTACTAAGGGATGGAGCGATTATGAGAAAAAAGATGAAACAAAACAATTCCAATTAATCCTCTATAAACACTTTTTTGCTAAACAATTTGGAGTAGAGGTGGATAAAATTGACATTGAGTTCTTTATTGTTAAACGTAAAATATGGGCAGAATCCCCATACCCACTCTCTAGAATACAAGAATTCACACCAGCCTCTGGTAAAGTAAAATTAAATAAAGCAGTAAATGCTGTAACAAGTTTTATAGAAGGTGTATTTAACACAAACGGTTCTTATAAAGATGTAGTTCATGAACCTAACCCTGCTCTTAATACTTGTAAGTACTGTCCTTTCAAAAGTAATAAAGAATTATGCAGTGGTGGCATTTCTTGATGAATCCGCATATATTTATATCCGATATTAAAAATAAAAGCTATGACAACAAAAAAGGATATGACCCTAACCTCTGTAAAAGTACAGAGTGAGTTATTCGATGATTTCAAGATTGCTTGTGTTAAATACAAATTTTCTTTACAAAAACTTGCCGACCGCACTATTCATTTGTATCTTACAGATGATGATTTTCGTAAAAAAGTTCACTCACACAACAACCTAGAAATTAAAAACTAAAAAACACATGAATTCAAGTTTTGCTTACTTACCTCCTGAAAAGAGGAAGAAAATTTTGCTTATCTGTGATGACATTAGAGTTCACTCTGGTGTAGCAACAGTAGGTAGAGAAATCGTAGTCCATACTGCCCAACATTTCAATTGGGTAAATATTGGAGGAGCTATTAAACACCCAGACAATGGAAAACGTTTAGATTTATCACAATCAACAAACGAAAACACAGGTCTAACAGATACATCTGTTACTTTATATCCTGTTGATGAGTATGGTAATCCAGACATTTTAAGACAATTAATTAAAATCGAGAAACCAGATGCAATTATGTTGATTACGGATCCTCGTTATTTTGTTTGGTTGTTTATGATGGAAAACGAAATCCGTAGAACAATCCCAATTACCTATTTAAATATTTGGGATGATTATCCAGCACCTTTGTATAACAAACCATTCTATGAGGCCTGTGATTTGTTAATGGGTATTTCAAAACAAACAGTTAACATCAATAGATTAGTATTAGGTGATGCTGCCGATAGTAGGATTCTTAAGTATATTCCTCATGGATTAAATCATGATATTTATAAACCAATAGATAAAAATGATTCTTCATTAAAGGAATTTAAAAAACAATTATTTAAAGGTAAAGAATATGATTTTGCTTTGTTATTTAACTCAAGAAACATCAGACGTAAACAAATTCCAGATACACTTTTAGCATACAGAATTTTTATTGATCAATTATCTATTGAACAAGCTAAAAAATGTTGTTTAGTATTGCATACTGAAAGAGTTAATGAACATGGTACTGATTTAGATGCTGTTATTGAACTGTTATTAAACGGTGAACAATATAATGTTATTTTCACAGATGCTAGATTTGACAACGGACAAATGAACATGTTGTATAATAGTACAGATGCTCAAATCTTATTAACATCTAATGAGGGTTGGGGATTAAGTTTAACTGAAGCTATGTTAGCAGGTAAACCTATTATTGCAAACGTAACCGGTGGTATGCAAGACCAAATGAGATTTGAAGATGAAAATGGAAACTGGTATACACCATCCCCAGAAATTCCTTCAAACCATAGAGGTACTTATAAAAAACATGGTAAATGGGCTTTCCCAGTATATCCAACATCACGTTCAATTGTTGGTTCACCTCCAACACCTTATATTTTTGATGATAGGTGTGAATCAGAAGATGCAGCTAAACAAATTATGAATGTTTATAATTTATCTCCCGAAGAACGTATGGAAATGGGATTAGCAGGTAGAGAATGGGCTACTGGAGATGAAGCTGGATTTACAGGTGATCATCAAGGTAAGAGAGTAATAGAGGCCTTTGATGAATTATTTTCAACCTGGAAGCCAAGAGAAAAGTATGAATTGATTAACACAAACGAAGTTAAAGATAGAGTTATAAACCATAAATTGTTATATTAATGAAACCATTATTTATTATAAGTTGCCCTTTCGACACCTTTAGTGGCTACGGTGCTCGTTCAAGAGATTTAGTTAAAGCCATTATTGAAACAGACAAATATGAGGTAAAACTCTTATCACAACGATGGGGTGCTACACCTTTTGGATTTTGTGAGGCTAATCCTGAATGGTCATTTTTAATGAACCATGCCTTAACTTCACCACAAGTACCTAAACAACCAGAAATCTGGATGCAAATTACTGTACCAAATGAATTTCAACCTTTAGGTAAATTCAATATTGGTTGCACAGCAGGTATTGAAAGTAATGTTTGTCCTGGTGACTGGATTGAAGGTATCAATAGAATGGATCTAACATTAACATCATCAGAACATTCTAAAAAAGTATTTTTAGATTCTACATTTGAAAAAAGAAATAAAAAAACTAATGCTTTAGAAGGTGAAGTTAAATTGGAAAAACCAGTAGAGGTATTATTTGAAGGTGCTGACACAGATGTTTATAAAGTAATTGATACCCCTTGTTCATTAGATATTCAAATTAAAGAAAAATTTGCTTATTTGTTTGTAGGTCACTGGATGGAAGGTGAGCTTGGTGAGGATAGAAAAAATGTAGGATTGTTAGTTAAAGCGTTTTTTGAAACATTCAAAAATAAAGCCAACAAACCAGCCTTAATCTTAAAAACAGCTCAAGTAGGTTCATCTTATTATGATAGAGAAGAGCTTTTAAAGAAAATTAAGAAAATTAGAAAATCAGTAGGTTCAGATAATTTACCAAACGTTTATTTGCTACATGGAGATTTTAGTGATGAGGAAATGAATGAAATTTACAATCACTCTAAAGTAAAAGCTATGATTAGTTTAACTAAAGGTGAAGGATATGGACGTCCATTACTTGAATTTACTTTAAGTAAAAAACCATTAATTACTACAGGATGGTCAGGACATATGGATTTCTTAAATCCTGAGTTCACTAACTTGTTAGGTGGTACATTAACTCCTGTACACCCAAGTACTCAAAACCAGTTTTTATTACCGGATTCAAGATGGTTTTCACCAGATCCAGCACAAATAGGGTTTTATTTAAAGGATGTATTTGAAAATTATAAAAAATACACTGATAAAGCAAAACGTCAAGCTTTTAAATCTAAAAATGAATTTAGTTGGGATAAAATGGCGGATAAAGCAAATGAATTATTTACTAAATATGTACCTGAATTCCCTCAAGAGGTAGAACTTAAACTACCAGTAATGAAAAAAATAGAAATACCAAAACTTAAAAATTTAAATACAAATGGATAATCTAATTAATTGTACTCGATGTGGTTCTGATGCTTGTTATGTAGATGAAGTAAACCAGGACATTAAAACATATTTTTGTTATGGATGTGGTTTTCAAACTAATTCATTAATGAAAGAAGGTGAAGAGTTTTATGAACAACAAATTTCTATCTTACCAGAACTTTATAAAGATTTATTTCAAAAAGATGAAGATGGTAAATTTTGGATGCCCTCAACAGTAAATATTCCTACTCAAGGTATGGTGTTTGCTAACGGAACTGGTGCCTTTAATTGGAATTGGGCTGCTGTAAAAGCAGTAAAAGTTTCTGATGAGGAAAAAGAAAAATACCCAATACCCGGAAAAGAAGGACAATTCTATGAATTTAGAATGGATATGTCTACATTACAAGAATTCCCTGAGCGTGATTTTATGGAAGCACTTTCATATATTGGAGTAATACCTGAATGATTAGTATAGCAATAACAGTTTGCAATGAACATAAGGAGTTAGAGACTCTATTGGATTATTTATCTGAACGAGCTCTATCTCCAGACTATGAAATTGTTGTTCAAATTGATGAAGAAAATCATACTCCAGAAGTACTTCATGCTATTATAGATAGAGGTATTAAACATCATTTCTTTCCATTAAATAAAGATTTTGCCGCTTATAAAAATGAATTAATTAAACACTGTTCTGGAGAATATATTTTTCAAATAGATGCTGATGAATTGATTGCTTCTGAAATGTTTGAAGCATTACCTTTTATTTTAAAGGCTAATCCCGAAGTTGATTTGTATTATGTTCCTCGAATTAATACTGTAAGTGGTATCACTCAGGAACATATACAAAAATGGGGTTGGAGATATGAAAATGAAAGAGTAAATTGGCCTGATTATCAAACTAGAATTTATAAAAACATCCCCAATATTAGATGGAAAAATGCGGTTCATGAAGTAATTGAAGGACATAAACAGTTTACCATACTACCAGCAGTAGATGAACTTGCTTTAATCCATCATAAATCCATTGAACGACAAGAAAAACAAAATGATTTTTATAGCACGTTATGAAATTAAAAGTAGCTCACTTTGATAAACAGGTTTTTGAAGATAAATTACAACATTTATCTCACCTGGATTTTTCTTTATTTATAGAAACAGCCCCGCAATCCCAAGATGAGTTGTCTGATCTGAATATCATCTCATTTCAGGAACCAAATGAATACTTTGGATTACACGATTGGGTTATTAAAAACCAACATATATTTTCAGTTATTTTAACTCAAAATGATAAAGTATTAAACAATTGTGATAATGCTACTTATCAACCTTTTGGACACACTTGGTTAAAACCAGATCAATACAATAAGGAACATGAGAAAAAATTTCAATTATCTCATTTGTGTGGTAAGTTAAATAAAACATACGGTCATTCTTTAAGACACGAAACATTAGCCAGACAAAATGAGTTTAGTATTCCTCTTAATTTTTATGAAACTTATGGGGATCGAAACAATATTGAGGATGCTCGTTTAGGTAAAGAATTTATATTTGGAGATTCACAGTTTGGAGTAGTAATTGAAAATACTTCTTATAGAGGTTATTTTACCGAAAAAATACTAGACTGTTTTTTATTGAAGACAATTCCAATTTACTGGGGTTGTTCGAATATAGGGGATTATTTTGATATAGACGGTATTATAACGGTTAATAACGTAGATGATTTGATATACAAGACAAATCAATTAAATGAACGTTATTACGAAAATAGAAAAGAAATAATTGATAAAAATTGGAAATTGGCTTTAGATTACGTAGATTACCAGCAAAACATAGTTAACACAATCACAAACATTTTTAAACACAACAAATTGATATGAAAAAAGTATGGTACGCCCCTTATAAGTTTGAATCTTATGGCGAAGAAGAAATTAAAGCCGTAGAGGAATCATTACGTTCTGGATGGTTAGGTGGACAAGGTCCTAAATCAGTAGAATTTGAAGAAAAGATTGCTAAACGTTTTGGTAAAAAGTTTGGTGTATTTGTAAATTCAGGATCATCAGCATGTTTGTTAGCGATTGCTGCTTTGGATTTACCTAAAGGATGCAGTATTATTACTCCTGCTTGTACGTTTTCAACTACATTAGCCCCTATTATTCAATTAGGTTACAAACCTAAATTTGTAGATGTAGGATTAAATGATTATGTAGCTGATATTGATCAAGTAGTAGCAGCAATCACTCCTGATGTAAAAGCAATTATGTTACCCAATTTGATTGGTAATAAACCAGATTGGAAACGTTTACGTCAAGAAATTAAATTATTAGGTAGAACAGATATTATTTTGATTGAAGACTCAGCTGATACAATTACAGAAACTCCAGAATCAGATGTTGCTACAACTAGTTTTTATGCCTCACACGTTATTACAGCAGGTGGTGTTGGTGGTATGGTAATGTTTAATAATAAAAAACACGTTACTAAGTGTCTACAATACAGAGACTGGGGTAGGATGGGTGATGACTCGGAAATTATGGATGATCGTTTTAATCACAGTGTAGACGGTATTCCTTATGATCATAAGTTCTTATATTCTGTATTAGGATACCACATGAAAGCTTGTGAAATGAATGCTGCTTTTGGATTAGTTCAATTACACCGTTTTGAAAAATTCTCACAAATTAGAAGAGCAAATATTGAACGTTACATTGAAAACCTTCAAGGTGTAGGTGATATCATCTTACCAGATGATTCAATTCAACCTAACTGGTTAGCTATTCCGTTACAGACAGAAAAACGTTTTGAATTACTTAACTTCCTAGAAGATAATAATATCCAAACCCGAGTAACATTTGCTGGAAACGTAACACGGCACCCTGTTTATAGGGAATATTTGCAAGATTTTAAAAATGCAGATATTATTATGAAAAATGGTTTCTTGTTAGGTGCACACCACGGAATGACTATTGAGGATGTAGATTACGTTTGTGATAAAGTAAAAGAATTTTTTAATAAATAAACTATGAACCTTAGAGAATTTAAGTGTGTTTCGATTTTAAATGACATGATTGAAAATCATGGTCTGGTTGGTATTAAAACTAGCTTCGAAGATGAAGGAGCTACATTTGATGAAGTAATCAGACTAAAAGAAATTTGTAATCAAGCTAAAACTAAATTAACTCTAAAAATAGGAGGTCCTGAAGCATCAAGAGATATTCAGGACTCTTCGATAATTGGAGTAAAAGGGTTAGTAGCACCTATGGTTGAATCTGCTTTTGGTTTGAAAAAATTTGTTGATTGTGTTAATTCTAATTTAGATTCTACTGTAATCAATACTTTACAATTAGCTATTAACGTTGAAACTATTCAAGCATATAAGGCTATGGATGATATTTTAGCTGAACCTAACTCAAGTGCACTTTATGGTATTACAATAGGTAGGGTTGATTTTGTTTCATCTATGGGTAAGGATAGATCTTATGTTAATTCACCTGAAATGTTAGAAATGGTAAAAGATGCTTTTATTAAAGTAAAAAAAGCAGGATTAACAGCTAACTTAGGAGGAGCAATCACTACTGATTCCTATAAATTCCTTTCAGAACTTTATAAAGCAGGCTTGTTAGATAAATTTGAAACAAGATATGCTATTTATGATCCTTCAAAAGCATTAAAGAATTTAGGTAAAGCCTTAGCTAAAGGACAGTTATTTGAGTATGAGTGGTTGATGAATAAAAGAGAATCATATCAAAAACAAGCAGATAAAGAAATCAAACGTATCCAAATGATTCAAGATCGAATAAATCAATCAACAAACATTTAAAATGGAATATAAAGAATTGGTTTTGAAGGATGAATCAAATACTATTGCTATAGATTTTGATGGGGTTATTCATAGTTTTGAATTAGGTTTTCATGACGGAACCATATATGGTACCCCATTACCCGGTTCTATAGACAATATAAAACGTTTATCTGAAAAATTTAAATTAGTTATATACACAGCTAAAGCAAAATCTGATAGACCATTAATTAATGGAAAAACAGGAACAGAATTAGTTTGGGAATGGCTAGGAAAATACAATATTGATTCATATATTTCAGAAGTAACAGCAGAAAAACCTAGGGCAATTTGTTATATAGATGACAAAGCAATTAGGTTTATTAACTGGGATCAAACAATAAAAGAATTATTAGATTTTACAAATGAAAGTTTCTGATTTAGTTATAAAATTTTTAGAGGATAAAAATATATCCCACGTATTTACTGTTTCTGGGGGTGGATCTATGCATTTAATAGATTCTTTAGGACAATCAAATAAATTAAAGTTTGTTTGTACACACCATGAACAAGTAGCAGCAATGGCTGTTGAGGGATTTGCTAGATTAAAAGAAGGTGTTGGAGCAGCTATTGTAACTACAGGACCTGGAGGAACAAATACTTTAACTGGTGTTTTAGGTTGTTGGCTAGATAGTATCCCCTCACTTTTTATTTCAGGACAAGTAAATTTATCTCATATTTCTGAAGGAACTGGTTGTAGACAAATAGGTGATCAAGAGTTTGATATTGTATCAACAGCTAAAACTATGACTAAGTATGCTGTTATGGTTAAAGATAAAAACGATGTTTTATATGAACTAGAAAAAGCATATGACCTAGCTACATCTGGAAGACCGGGACCTGTTTGGATTGATATACCTTTAGATATTCAAGGTACTACAGTTGAAATTAGTGAATTAAAAACCTATACTTCAACTAATACTAAATTAAAACCCTCAGAAAGCGAATTAGAAGAATTTTATAATTTATTAAAACAATCTAAAAAACCTTTATTTGTAGCCGGAAACGGAGTTCGTTTATCCAACAGTTATGAGTTATTTAATTCTATTTTAAAACAAACTAACATTCCGGCATTAACCGGAGTCCATTCTGGAGTAGATTGTATAGATAATACTTACGATTATTATGCAGGTAGGATAGGTATTTTAGGTCAAATAACTTCTAATACAATAGTTCAAGAAGCTGATTTGTTAATAGTAGTAGGTAGTAGATTAAATGTTAAAATGACAGGTTATAATATTCCTGGTTTTGCCCCTAATGCTAAAAAGATTTTTGTTGATATTGATACTAATGAAATTAAAAAACATAATTTTAAAATTGATTTATCAATTAATTCTGATTTGAATGAGTTTTTAAAATCACTAAAAATAGATGATTTAGAAATAGATGAGTGGAGAAATTATGTTAAACAAGAAAGATCTAAACAAATTTACTTCTACCCCAAACATTCAGGAATGAAAGATTATGCTAGTGCTTATTATTTTTCTCACAAACTGAAAGATTATGCTGGTAATTTACCTATTATTACAAGTGATGGTTCTGCTCACGTAGTTACTTTACAAACATATAATCTAAAAAAAGACCAACGTTTGTTTACAAATGTAGGGTGTGCTAGTATGGGTTATGGCCTACCAGCAGCTATTGGAGCAAGTTTTGTAGACGGAGATGTTATCTGTATTGAAGGAGATGGAAGTTTACAAATGAACATTCAAGAATTTCAAACTATGGTTCATTATCAACTTCCATTAAAATTATTTGTTATTAATAATGATGGTTATTTATCTATTAAAATAACTCAAGAATCATTTTTTAATGGTAGAGAGGTAGCAGCTGGAAAAAATAGTGGAGTTAGTTTTCCTAACTTAAAAAAGGTTTGTGAAGCATATGGTTTACCTTACATTAGTGTAACTGATAATAGTGAATTAGATGAAAAATTAAAACAAACATTTGAAATAAAAGGACCAGTTGTTTGTGAATTATTTACTTATCCATATGAAAAACATGAACCTAAAATTATACATAAAGGAATAGGTCCTGATGGTAAAATTATCCCCGGTCAATTAACTGATATGTTTATCTCTGATACTTTTTAATATGAATTGTAACTTTTGTTTAAGCAAAAATATAGAGCAAGTTTATACTCCTGCAAAATCAAAAATTGATTTGCATGTTAATATTTGTAAAGACTGTGGTTTAGTATTTAGTTCCTATGATTCTAAAAGATATGAGGATTCAAACATAACTAAGTCAAATCCTAAATTTTCACATTTAAGCTGTGAAGCCGATTATTCAGATATTAGAGTAGGAAAACAACAAATGACTAAATACATCTTTGATACTTTAGATAAAATAAATTTACCTAATTCTATCAATAAAGTATTAGACATCAGATCAGCTCGAGGACATTTTGTATTAAAAGCATTAGAGTATTTTAATGTTGACAGTATTGATTGTATCGAAGAAGATGATTATATGACGGTTACTTACGATAATAATCCGTCTATAAACATATGGCGAGGCAAATACTATAACCTAAATACAGAATATAATTATGATTTAATTTATTCATGTCATACCTTAGAACATTATTCTAATCCTTCTAAAGTATTACAATACATTAAAAGTAGATTAAACAAAGATGGTTTATTTTATATAGATGTTCCTAATAATGAAAATATAAATCATAATCATAATATAGATGAGTTTTTCTATGATAAACATTTGTTTTATTACAATGATGATGTTTTATCTTCTTATATTGAATCTTTAGGGTTTGAATTAATACATAAAAATATAACTCCTCAAAACATAGGATTACTATTTAAAAACTCAGACAATAAAAAACATTATCCCCAAGTTAATTTATATAAACATAATTTGGATTTAATTAAAAAATATAAGTCAAATATAGAAAATAATCGTCTTAAGTTAACAGAAAAACAACATGAATTAAATTTAAACTTCCCTAAAGGTGAGGTAAGTACAGTATTTGGGTGCGGAAGGCCACTAGATGCTTTTATTCAGTACGGTAAATTAAATTTAAATAATTTTAGTTTTTTAGTAGATGATTATTTAAGTCAAATCACAAATACTTTATATGATAAAGAATTATATAATAGTTCTGTTTTAGGAGAAAAACACGTGGATAATATTTTATTATTAGTTAAACACCCAACAGACAAACTAATAGATTTTTTGACTAAGAAAAATCCTAATGTGAATATAGTTTATTTAAGTAAATGGCTAACAGAGTAATAGTTTTAAGCTTACCTCGATGTGGTAGTTCATTACTAACTAATCTTATATCATCAGCAGGATATAATGTTTATGGTTCTGAATTATTAGGGCCATCTGCTTTTAATATTGATGGTTATTTTGAAGACACTAAAGTTACTCTTTTGAATGACCAGCTAATTAAAATAGTTTATGGAATGAAGTATAGTTTTATTCATACTCCTTCATTAAATGATTTTAAAACAAAATCTAAAACATTACCTGTATCTAATTCTTTTGAATATGATTTAGATAATATCTACTTTCCACCTGATTATGAAGATAAAGTAAAACAATATACAGGATGTGATTGGGATGTTTGGGGACTAACTAGAATGTCACCTGGTAAAAAATGGTATAAAGCTTATTCTAAATACAATGTTAAAACGTATAAAGGTATAATAAAGACTTTAAACCAAATAAATAAAACTATAGATAATATTACAGAAAATGTAGTTTTTAAGGACCCTAGGTTGGCTTTAACACTTCCTTTTTATACATTTAGTGATTATAAATTTATTTTTATTAAAAGAAGTAAAGAAGATACACTAACATCAATGAAAAAACATTACGGAATAGACCTCTTTACATCAAATTACCTCCCAGGTACTAACTATTGTTCTAATCATTTTAACTATAAAGTCCAATACCAGGATTTTAATTATTATTATGATACTTATACTTCAATTATTGAAGAAAATATTAAAGATAAAAACTCAATATCTATAAACTATGAGGATTTAGTTAATAAAAATACCAATACGATCAACACATTAAACAATTTTATTCAAGGAAATATAAACACTAATTTATTAAAAACAAAACAACTATGATTTATTGGTTCACAGGACAACCGTCACACGGAAAAACAGTTTTAGCAAACATGTTGCTTAACAAGTATCAACAAGAGGATAAAAAATTATTCCATGTTGATGGAGACAATTTAAGAGCACTAACATTAAATAAAGACTATTCAGAACAGGGTAGAATTGATAATGTTAGAGGTGCACAAAAAATTTCACATTATCTCCATAATGAAGGATTTGATGTTGTAGTTTCATTAGTTTCACCGTATCGCTGGCAGCGTGAAGAACTTAAAACAGCTTTAGGTGAAAACATTATTGAATTTTATGTTCACACATCAGAACCTAGAGAGCGTGATCATTTTAGAGTTGAAAATTATGAAGCACCAGTAGAAAACTTTATTGATATTGACACAACTGAGGATACTCCCGAACAATCGTTTGAAAAAGTTTTAAGTGTTATTCATGAATAAAAAAAACACTATATTCTGTGATATTGATGGTACTATTTTCAAATATCGTAAATTTGAAACATATACAACATTAGAAGCAGAACCTATACCTTCAACAGTAGAATACTTAAAGGAACAAAACAAAAAAGGTCATATGATTGTTTTAACAACCGCTAGACCTGAATACCTTTTTGAACATACAACTTGGGAATTAAAGAAAAATTTAGTACCTTACAATAAATTAATAATGGGCATCGAAAGAGGACCTAGGTACTTAATAAACGATATGGACCCTGAAAAAGAAGGTAAAAGAGCAATAGCAGTAAATTTAATTAGAGATCAAGGATTTTAAAATAAAAATATATGGAAAACTGGAGTAAAAAATTACACGTAGAATCATCATTACCTGCTAAACCAGGTCAACACGCAATGTTTGTAGGTAGGTGGCAACCACTACACACAGGACACCAAGAATTATTTAAACGAGCAATGGATGAAGGTAAGAATGTTTTAATTTGTATTAGAGACATTCAACCAGATGAAAAAAATCCATTTACAGCTCAACAAGTATTAGAAAACATTACTGAGTTTTATCAAAATGAACCTCGAGTTACAGTAATGATTATTCCTGATATTTGTTCAATTGAATTTGGACGTGGTGTTGGTTATGATATTATTGAACATGTTCCACCTACAGCTATTGGAGAAATTTCAGCTACTAAAATTAGAGAACAAATGAAAGCAGAAGGTAAGTTATGAGCACTTCAAAAGTATATCAAATAAGATATAATACAGTATCTAAAGATGATACTGAAAGGTGGAGACTAATTGAAAACGGTAGTGAAATACTAGTGGCAAACATTATTATTGATGGTTCTACTTACACAACTAAAGACTGGATGGAAGAAATTCAGGATTATAAGTGGCATGTTACTTGTGAGGGTCATTGTGAAGTAAAAAACAATATTGCTTACATTAAAACAGTTAAAGAAAAATCAGTATTAAAAAGACATATCCTAAAAGCAATTTCATGGAGAGCAATTGGTACTATTGATACTATGATTTTGGGTTGGATTATTACTGGAAGCCCTTTAACAGGTTTAAAGATTGGAGCATTAGAAATTTTAACTAAAATGACTTTGTATTTTCTTCACGAAAGAATTTGGTACAAATACGTTAAAATTAAGAAATGAAAATTTTAATTACTGGGGCTAATGGTTATATAGGTAAAACTTTATATAACTCTTTAAATACAAAGTACGATGTAGTACCTTTGTCTAGAAAAGAATTAGACGTAACCAATTTAAAACAAGTTAAGGATTATTTAAAAAATAAATACTTTGATGTTGTTATACATTGTGCTGTTGAAGGCGGTCTTAGACTAGAACCAGAAAATTCTTCTATCCTGGATAGTAATTTAAAAATGTATTATAATTTATTAGAATGTAAAAATCACTTTAATAAATTCTTTTACTTTGGCTCTGGAGCCGAAAAACAAGATACATTTTATGGGTTAAGTAAAAAAGTATTAAACCAATCTATCCAGGATAAAGATAATTTCCATAACATAAGAATATTTGCTGTATTTGATGAAAACGAATTAGAATCTAAATTTGTCAAAACAAATATTCGTAATTATATTACCTACAAAGATATGGAAATATTTCAAAATAAGTATATGGATTTTTTCTATATGGATGATTTAATTACACTAATGGATTATTGTGTTGTGACTGATAATTTACCAAAAGAAATAAATTGTAGTTATAATTATTCTCCTACTTTATATGATGTTGTCCAAATTATTAACAATTTAAGTGATTATAAAGTAAATATTAATATAGAAGAATGGGGTATGGCTCCACTTTTTAATGGTAGTTTTACTGATTTAGGGTTAAATTACATTGGTTTAGAACAAGGTATAAAAAACGTTTATAATAAATTAAAAAATGAATATTAAAATCATAAGTCATATAATGCCTTGGGACATTGATTATGCTTTGTTAATGTTTACTCAGCTAAAAAAATCTAAGTATCATTTACCCAAAGATGTAAATGTAACTATAGAAACAACTTTAAATCTTTCAGAATACATTTTTAATTGGAAGGATAGTAAATTACCTAAAGAATTTTTTATTGAAAAATATAATACAATATCTATTCTATTAAAAGATTATAATCATATTAAAAGAATATATGATGGAGATCAAAACTATGGTCACTTAGATTCTCAAAAAGAATGTATATCACCTGAAGTAGATCATTACATAGGTATTTGTCCTGATATTTACTTTAGTGAGTATGCTTTAACATACTTAATTGAATCAGCTAGAACTATTACTAATAAATATTTTTGTATTACACCTCAAATATCTAAAGTAGGTGATCCTGATTGGGATAAAATTACAAATCCTAAATATGCTAATATTCCTTACAGTGACTATGGAAAAGTAGATGTTTTTGATATTAGATATGATAATAAAATGTCTGAGGAGGAGGTTGAATTAGTACTTTTACCAAAAAGTAAATTTGCTGGGTGGTTTGATTTATGGAATAAAGCATTTTATGAGGAACTATGTCCAGTTTGGGATGAATGGTCAGGTTATGGACCTTGGGATTATTACTCAATCCTAATATCTGACTTTGTTAAAAATAATAAAGTTGACTACCAACAATACCTTCTTAGAGGAGAAACAATTTGGATGTACCCTTCAGGACCATTAAAATCAGATAATATAAACGGTTTTACTCAATATTATAGAAATTTGTTAGTAATAAATGAATTACCTAACCAAAGAAAAGAATTTGAAGCCAAACTATCAGAATACATAAATAAAGGAATTGAATCTTTAAAACTAAAAAATATTATACCACAGAACGTATTTGGAAAACTTCAATCATGATATCATTAATTATACCTACTAACAAAACAAATTCAGAATATACAAGTTATATTGTAAAAAATATTCGTGAAATTTATCCTGACGAAACCCAAGTAGAAATCGTAATATCAGAAGACGATACTGTAACTATGGGAGTTAATTACAATAATGCTGTTGCTAAAGCTAAAGGTGATAAAATCATTTTGTTACATAATGATATGGTTATTAAACCTGGATTTGTGGAACAAATGGGTAAAGACATTGCTAAAGGAAGAATTACAGCCTATACTAGAGTAGAACCACCAACATTCCCAAATGAATTCCCAGGTAAAAAAGTGGTTGACTGTGGAACGGATTTAGCTTCTTTTAATTATCAAAAGTTTTTAGACATTAAAATTGAACACGATTTAATAGAACCAGTTGGTCCGTTTGGTGGTGCTCAAATGTTTTTTGGTTGTATGAAAGAAGATTATTTAGGTATTGATGGTTATACTTTTAGGTTATTTTGTGAGGATGATGATTTACACTTAAGACACAAGTTAGCTGGTTATGAACAAAAAGTAAGTTCAGCTCATGTTTATCATTTTGTGAGTAAAACATCCCGAACAGGTGATTACCAACCAATTGAGGTAGAATCAAATAGAAAATTTGTAAAAAAATGGGGGTTCAGAAAATCTCATCACAATGTAGTTTATAATAAAAAACTTATTATCAATGTATCATTAGATAAAGACACAGAGGAAGTTTTAAAATGTTGGTTTAATGAAGGAGAAGACATTATTGTTGAAATAAATAATAAGTTTACAGAAGAGGATTATAATTATATCCAACAACTGAATGACATTATAAAAGAAACAAATGATACAGGTACCTTTGAATTAGGCAATTTAAAAGTTACTATTAACTCATTAGAAGAACAACAAAACAAATATATTAGATTATGATATTTAAGTTTTATAGCAGAAAAGATAAAGATCAAGAAACAATTGGTCGTACAGTTACAACCTCAAGGTTACAAGCAGCTAAAATGTTTGCTGAACGTAAACAATTACCTTTAAAAGAATTCTTAAAAATATTTGGTGTAACAACTATCCTATGAAAAATTTTGGTAAAAATTTAAAGGTTCAACCTAAAAAACGGGTAATGAATGAAAAAGATACTTTCATTGATCTTGTTGATATTTTTGATAATGTTAACCAACGTACCGAGGAATTAGAGGGTAATTTTATGTTTAATATTTCATCTTATGATGAACCATTTTACATAATGATAGAAAATTTATTTTTACTACATTATGGTGAGTGGAAAACAGATATTATTTTATGGTGGATTTATGATAGGTTTAATGAGGAAGGTAATCTATCACCTATTGAATTTAATGACCACGATACAGACTCTCAAGAAGAAGTATTAGTAGAAACCCCAGAACAACTCTGGAACTTTTTAAAACGAATTGATAAATTAAAAAAATAAAATATGGTTATAAGACATTGTACAGGGTGTGGAGAGCAAATCCATCCCAAACGTTTAGAAATTATGCCTACAACAACTCGTTGTGTTGCATGTTCAACAGTACAGAAAAAAGGAGCAGTAACAATTATGAAGGGTGAAGGTGATCATACTTGGGTAGAAACAATTCACCTAGAACATGATGAGTTTAAAAAGTATATGGAGGCAGAAAATAAGCTACGTAAAAACGGAGCAGCCTTATTAGACACCCCAGAAACACCTACAGATGTCCCCTTTGGATTTAGTGAAACTAAAGTAGATTCAAGTGCCAAAAGCTAAGCCACTCTCCCATGAGATGATAAGGGCAGCTGTTGCTAAAACTAAATCCAATAAAGCAGCAAGTAGATACCTTAACGTTTCATATATCCACTACAAAAAGTGGGCTAGAACATATGATGCTACCGAACCAGGTTATGCTAATATATTTGAACAGCACAAAAATCAATGTGGTAAAGGTATACCTAAATTTTTAAGTAATGGTAATCCAAGAAAAGATTTTGCATTACTAGATTTAATTGAAGGTAGAATTGACCCATCATCATTTAATCCAGCTAAAATTAAGTACCGCTTAATTCAAGAGGGTTATATACAAGAGGAATGTACTACCTGTGGGTTCCATGAACGTAGGGTATTAGATTATAAAATGCCCTTAATCATGCACTTTAAAGATGGTAATAAACAACATTACCGACTTGAAAACATACAACTACTATGTTACAATTGTTACTACTTGTACCAAGGTGATTTATTTACAGGTAAACAACTTGAGGGGATGGAAGATCATGTATCTAAAAATGAGTCTAAAGTGGATTGGGAAGTTGATTCTTATACTCAAGAACGCTTAAAAGAGTTAGGACTATATGATTCAAAACCAGTTGATGATGGTAGTGAATATATTTCTCGTTTTTAATATTTATTAATATGGTTAAAAAAATACCATTACTGAAAAAGGGTAAGCATAAAAAACATGATGCTATTGTAAACGATTTTGAAGCACAAAAAAACAAACATCTTGAAAAACTTGCCACAAAGAGCTTGTCTGAGCAAGAGAAATTTAGTAAATTAAAGGAAAAGAACATTAAAACAGATTTTTTTAAATTATTTTAAACCATGGTAGCAGAAATCACAGTAAACAACTCAGACGAATTCCAGGAATTGGTAGACCAAAAAGATTTTAGAATATCTAAAGCAATTGTGGAGGGTATTTTAGATAACATTAACTCAAAGAAAAAACACGTACATGTTTTATCCGTTACTTGTCTTGAAGACGATCAGATATATGATATTACAGTCGAACGTAGACACTTTGCTGAAACATTAGAGGAAAATTTACCTTACTACATTAGAGAGGAACAATATGAGGATTGTAGACGTATTGTAAGCACAATTAATGAGTTAAAAAATCCTATTGTTAAACAAAGGGGTAGACCAAAAAAATCTTAATTTAACTTGGCAAGTCAAAATCTTGTCATTATATTCCACTCAAAATAAATGTTATGAAAAATTTAATCACAGAAGAGTTCAAAGAAAAATTTAAAGCAGGGTTTGCTCGCTTTATGAACATTACTATTGTAGCATCAACTTTGATTGCTGGTTTTGGTTTAGGTTACTATTTCCAAGAATTAAAAATGAAACCCAAAGCTGTTAACGAAACTATCCTAAATAAAGAAGTTAGGATTGCTGTTGATAGTGAAAGTAAGCTTATTGTTATGGATAGAAAAACAGGTCAGTATGTTATTTACAGTGACTCAGTTGGTAAAGCTATCTTTAACATGTATGCTACTAAAATCGTTCAATAATGAATATGTTTGCTAAATTAAAACATTGGTATTTGATTATCATCCTAGGTGTTATGGTGCTTATGTATCTTAACCTTAACAGAAGGATTGATGATTTTGAAGACAAATTAGATTTAGCAGCTGGAACCATATCACTCCAGATGTATGATGATTTAGAAACATACTCAGATTCTTTTAGTATCCCTAAATATATAGCATACAATGTAGCTTATTTAGAAACACATTACCAAGGTCCGTTTGATTTTGATTATAACCCATATCAAACATCATCAGCTGGTGCAACTGGTCCGTTACAAATTATACCTAAATATGCTTATAAGTTTGCTGGAAGGAAAGTTTCACCTAAAGAATTAAAAACAAATATTACTTTAAATATAAAAATTAGTATGCAAATGCTAAGAGCATGGTATAATATATATCACGATTGGACTTTAGCAGCAGGAGCATATAACACAGGTCAACCAATTAGAAATGATTATGCTCTTTATGTTTCATCTAATAAAGATTATAAAAATAAATGGGTAAAATGTAACGTATATTTGGAAGATTAATAAATAAGGGGTGTATAAAAACACCCCCTTGCATATTTATTATCGACCAAAACAATAAAAATGCGATGATAAATATTACGTACATCTATCTAGTTGAAAACTGTTTCAACAATCTTAATAAAGTTTATATTGGTAAAACTACAGATTTATCAAACAGAAAAAGTAAACATAAAAAAGTATATGGTAAAGAAATTAAATTTACTATAATAGATGAAGTTAATTCCTTAGATAGAAAAGATTGGAGACCTATTGAAACAATGTGGATACAAAGTTTTATAGGGTGGGGTTTTGATGTTTTAAATACTCAAAAAGAAGGTGGTAGCGGTCCATCTTTTAGAACAGAAGAATGGAAAAAACTTCAAAGTAAAAAAATAACAGGTAGAAAACATACTGAAGAGACTAAACAAAAAATGAAAAAAAACCAACCAAAGGGCCCAAAACATTCACAAGCCCATATTGATAAATGGAGCAAACCAATCCTTCAGTTTGATAAATATGGAAATTTCATCAGGGAATTCCCATCATTATTATCAGCTGCTTCTTCTTTAAATAAAAGTAGACCCTTTATCTGGAATTGTTTAAAAGGAATAGTTAAAACTGCTGGTGGTTACATTTGGAGATACAAAAAAGATTAATTATATTAAAATGTCATGTATGTATTGCCATCATGGCAGCAAAATCTAAAAAAACAACAGTAAGTGCATCTTCACTTTACAAAGAAAAACCTAAGAGATCAAGAAAAGGCATCGTAGCAAAAACAAAAACAAGTAAAACAAAAACAAGTAAAAATTATAAAAAATTATCAGTAGGACAAGGTTAAAACATTTATGAGCAAAACAAGTAATTTACAAAGATTATCGGTTCTGAAAATTTGGTTAGAAGAACAAAAACGTAAAGGTAAAATCAAAAAACAACCAGCTTGGTTAAAGGAAATCTTAAACGAAGATTAATAAATGAAACTAGATGGAGGTGCTTTGGAATTCTTTCAAAGTCTACCTGATGATTTAATGGTTCAAATTGCTATTAATGATTGGGATGCTTTAGAAAGATTATGTGTAGCACTTTCCCTGGATGTTCAACTTATTATTGAAGACGCTGAACGAGTAAAAAAGAAAAAAGTAAAAGTAAAAAACTAATGAGTAAGTTTCAACTGGTAAATTACAATTTTGATGACCAAAGAATAGATTTTAGAATCAATCATCCTGTTAAAGACGGTTATATTATAACTAAGGATATAGATTTAGATACTACTATCTATAAAATGAAAATATGGGATGTAACTCCAGGACTATTTGCTTTCTTTATTCCAACACCAAGACATGGTTTTGATTTTCAAAGAGAGGATTTTGGTGGATTTACTTTTGAACTTATTGATGAGGGTGTTGTCTTAGAAAGACAAATCCTTCGCTTCAGATACACTAACATGTACCAATACAAACAAAACATAAATGATTTTTATCATCCTGTGTTTGTTAATTATAGGGAGTTTTTTGTTTATGATAGGTATAAAGAATTTAATTTTGAGGGCTGTAAAAATGTTATTGATGCTGGAGCTAGTGTAGGTCTATTTACTCAATACATGTTAAATAAAGGAGCTAAACAAGTAGCATCTGTTGAATGTGATGATAGAAGTATAGTAGCTTTATTTAGTAATTTTATTAGTAACCCTAAAGTTAAAATCATTGGAGTAGCATTATCAGACATTGATGGTGAAAAAGAATTATATTGGAAAGAAGATAATCCATTAGTAAACAGTTTAGATATTAATGGTAGTGAGTTTAGTATTCAAGATAATCCTAATTCTAAAACAGTTAAAACTACAACTTTAGAAACTTTAATTTCTAATTTAGAATGGGATAAAATTGATTTACTTAAAATAGATATCGAAGGTAGTGAATGGGATGTTATTAATACCACATCAGATGATACTTTTAAAAATATAGATAAAATATTATTAGAGTACCATTGGCCAAAAGGCAAACTACAGTCTATAATTTCTAGATTCCAATCATTAGGATTTAAACACATGTTTGAACCTGGTTGTGATGGAAGTGAAGAAAACGGGACAGTATTCTTTTCAAAATAATTTGGCTTCCTGAACTCCTGTTCGTATATTCATGTCATAATAAAGGTTATGGCATTACACAGAATAATTGAAACACACAAAGTAAACATTTTAGGTCAAGACATTACTTATACCAATAAGTTTCTTAAATACTCTAAAAGTACATCTTATGGTTTCAAACCATCTAAGAGTTTAGTTAGTCAAGGTGTTTATGTGTTTAGATACACTTATGAACACCATTCATTACCCCCAACATTATTTGTTTCACCTGTTTCAGGTAAGAAATTTATTGTCCCTACTTGGCAAGAGGTTCATCCACAAACTACATTATTAGATATTGAGTGGATTAGACCAGTTAAAGTAGAAGTACCTGTAGAAAAAGGAACTTGGATGTTTGAATCCTCAAGTGAAAAAGGTATATTTTACAAAGTTACTAAACAAGGTGATAAATTAACTTGCAACTGTTCAGGCTTTTATAGATGTAAAGATAGAAACAAAGGTTGTGTCCATTGCCAGAAAGTTCGTAAACAATTAAATTAATGATAACAAATAAACGTCCTAAAAAAACTAAAATCGAAATCGATTTGATGGGTCCTGAAGGTAATGCTTTTGCTCTATTAGGTATTGCTAAAGACTTATGTCACAAAACAGGCATTGAATGGGAACCAGTTAAAAATGAAATGACAAGTAGTGACTATGAAAATCTAATTAATGTTTTAGATAAACATTTTGGTGATATAATAGTCATGTACAGGTAATTTGGCTTCCTGAAGGATTGTTTGTATATTCACGGTATGGAAATAAAGGTTATAGAAAAAACAGAACGTAGAGGTAGGCCCACGGAAGTACCTGCTGTAGTATTAGAAAAATTTGAAAGAACATTCTACGAGTTTGCTAATGAGCAATATCAAAAGGATGGTCGTAAAACTACTTGGTTTTATGATAAAAGCAAAAATTCTAATGGTCCTTATAAAGTAGAAGTAACTTATCCTAAAGGCTATAAACATGAAAAATTTAAAGCAGAAAAAGGTAAAGCATATAATGGTCAACCTGTAGTAATGGTGTTCAAAACATCAGAACGTTCAAATGCTAAAACTAAAATGAAAGTATGGAATAATGAAAATATTGACTACATTATTTCAGCTCCTACATTACCAGGTGTTCCTGATAATG